GGCGCCCCCCAGCATGCGCGCGTGTGCGGGGGGAGAGGGGGGTGCTGGCCCCTTTTGCGTAGGCTGCACCGCAGGCCAGGAAGCCCACGGCATAGCCGATAAAAAAGACAGTGGCGAAAATGGTTGTTTTGATAGATTTTCTCATTGTTTTGTCCTCTCTTTCTTATCTATTCCTGTTATGCTTCTTCCATCCAGATGTTATAAAGCTGTTCGGGGGTGTATTCTGTGAAAGCTGCTATGATCAGTTCTTGTTTTTCTCCCATCTCTTCCCAGATGATTAACAGATCGTTTTCCACTGCTTCGCAGTCCAGAAATTTTCCTGAGATACCGTAATCTATTTCGGCATTTTTATACCAGCTGTTTGTAATTTTTTCATTTAAGTAAGTTTTGATTGTCATAGTGGTTTGCTCCTTTCGGTGTGTCGTTTCGTTTGTTTCTGGCTCTATTATATAACGCTACGATATATAACACAAGATGGAAAAATCAATAAAAATATAACGCTACTATATACAAAAATTGTTGATTTTTATAACGCTACTATATATAAAATTGGATTGACAAATGGATGATATAACGCTATCATTTTATATATAGATACGATATAAAAAGGAGGGATTTTCATGCCGGTTTCAGAAGCGCAAAAAAGAGCAACAGCAAAATTTGAAAAAGAAAGATATGATAAGGTATTAACACGATTTCCAAAGGGAACAAAAGAAAGAATATTGGCGACAGGGGCAGAAAGTTTAAACGGTTTCATTATTTCTGCTGTTAATGAAAAAATAGAACGGGAGGGGAAAGAACCATGCCAGAAATAAGCAGATTCTACGGAATTGTAATTAAAATGATTTTCAAAGATAATGACAAGCACCATAAACCACATGTACATGTATATTATGGAGAATATGAAGCGTCTATGTCGCTTGACGGCGAAGTTTTAGAGGGGAAAATACCACTAAAACAGTATAGATTGGTTTCCGGCTGGATGGCTATTCATGAAGATGAATTATATAAAGCGTGGAATAATGCTGTAAGAGAATTGCCATTTGATAAGATTGAGCCGTTAAAATAGGGAGGTGTAACAATGTTTATATCTAATGGGATTGTATATGGCGGAGAACCGGAAAAATTATTGAAAGTGACGAATTTTAAAATACTGACTGATAAAATGATGTTGATTACATTTTCCACGGGGGAAACACGTTTGTTTGACGCTACTATTTTACAGGGGAAAATATTTGAAAAATTAAATGATGAAACGATTTTTAACAATGCAAAATTAGAATACGGCGTTATAACGTGGGATAATGGTGAAATAGATTGCGCCCCGGAATTTATGTTTAAAAATAGCTATGAATATTCATCACTTGAAGTAGTTTAAATATAGTTTTATTATTTCTGCTGTAAATGAAAAAATAGAACGGGAGGCGTTGAAACATGAGTAACAGAGAATACGCACATTTATTATTAGACAGAGTACCGGAAAGCAAAATTTATTATATTATGGGTATTTTGGAAGGTGCCGCAATCCCGGAAATGGAAGAAATGGAGCCGGATCAATGGGATTTGGACATGATGGCGCAAGCCCAAAAAGACAATGATGGAACGACACTCACGCTGGATGAAATGTTGAAAAAGGAAGGTTTGACCTATGCAGATTTACAGGATTGAATTTGAAAAGGCTGCTCAAAAATTCCTTGAGAAACAGGACAAGGCGCGGCGTTTACAGTTGTACAAGGCGATTTACAAGCTGCCGAGCGGAACGGATATAAAGAAAATGAAGGGGTATGATTTATACCGTCTGCGTGTTGGAAATTACAGGATACTATATCGTGTGGATGAGGTTGTAAAAATCATTACGATCGAAAACATTGACAATCGTGGAGATGTGTATAAAAGATACTAAAAAAGCAAAAATGAGACTTTTTGAGACTTTTTTGGTGCTATAATAAAAGCGTCAGAAAATGACTGTTGATTTTCCATCATGAAAAAAGGGTGATCTGTTTTAAAATGCAGATTGCCCTTTTTTCTTGCATGGAATTTCTTCAAAAACGCCTCTATTTGACATTTTTAGATAATGTTAAATAAAAGGATGGGCGAAAGAAAAATATCCTTATAAGGGGCAAAATTTTGGAAATTAACACAATGTATGTTTTTGTAAACTAAACACCAAAAAACTGAAAAGGGCGGCAGGGTTTGAGAAATCAAGTTTTTTGCCGTCCTTTTTTATTTATACATCGTTATACGGTGGTAAAAAGGGGTTAGCACTTTTTTAGCACCATTTGCTAAGTTTTGCATACGAAATAATGACGAAAAAACAGCTAAAAAACATTGATATTTCAACGAAAATCGGCACTTTGAACAAATTCTCAAAAATGAGAAAAAGTTTCTTGTGAGTAGAAAAATGGGGTAAAAAGTAGCACTTTAGCACTTTTTTGTCCGCTGTGCTACGCTAAAGCGTCCGGGAAGGTGGTGAAACGGTGACAACAGAAGAAAAAATTTTGAGCAACGCCAAGAGCGTGGAAGAATGGATTTTGGGAGGTCTGCCCGAAAAAGAAGTCGCCGCCGCCCTGGGGATCGGGTACAGCACTTTCCGAAAAGCGAAAAAAGAAAACAATCTGATTCGAGATTTAGTCAATGGCGCAAGTCAGAGGTACAAGAAGGAGCAGGAAAAAATACAGTCCGAGAAAATTTCACAGGTAAGGAGCAGCCTTTTCCAGAGGTGTCTGGGGTATAACGTAGACCTACCGAAGCATTACAAGGTGAAAAGGGTTGCCCGGAACGCAGACGGGGAAGTTCTGCTGGATGCTTCCGGCAAGCCCATCATGGAAGATGCGCTGGAAAAGGTCATGGAGAAACAGCATATCCCCGCAGACGTTACCGCTATTAAATTCTATTTGATGAATCAGGATAGCAAGGAATGGCAGTCAGACCCCGAACGGCTGAAGCTGGACAGAAAAAGAGTGGCCAACGACACCAAAAGAACGAAGCTGGCGGAAGCTACTGCCGGATCAGGCGAAACGGCGGGGAAATCTTTGGAAGATATTCTGGCCGAGGCGGAAGGGGATGTATATTAAGTGGGATATTCCGTTTTGACAGACCCGAAAAGATATATTGAAAGTTTTTTAAAAATCAAAACAAAGGAAGGGAAAATAGTTCCTTTCAAATTGAATGAAAGTCAGGAAAAGCTATACAGGGCAATCATGGAGCAGGTGGAGGCGGGAAAGCCTGTCAGAATCATTATCCTAAAAGCCCGCCAGATGGGCTTTTCTACGTTGACAGAAGGGCTTATCTTCCATGATACCGCGACGCATTTCTTACATAATGCAATGATTATCACGCATAAAGACGAGGCGACAACGAACCTTTTCAACATGTCGAAACTGTTTTTTGAAGGATTGCCGGAGCGCATGCGTCCTATGATGAAAGCCAGCAATGCAAAAGAATTGATTTTTGAGAATCCAACCAAAGACCCGAAGAAAAAAGAAAAGCGGCCGGGGCTGCGCAGTAAAATAAAATGCACTACCGCAGGCGGGAAAGGTGTGGGACGTTCTGACACCTTGACTACGCTGCACGCTTCTGAGGTAGCCTTTTGGCCAGGAGATATTTTGGACACATTGGCTGGTATTTTGCAGGCTGTTCCATCACTGCCGGGAACGATGGTCATATATGAGAGTACCGCCAACGGGTTTAACGCTTTCAAACAGTTGTGGGATGATGCTGTATCAGGCAAAACAGACTTTGTACCACTGTTTTTCCCATGGTATGAAATGCAGACTTACCGCAAGCCCTACCACGGCGAGGAGCTGACAGCGGAAGAAAAAGACATCATGGAGCGTTTCCAGCTGGATCATGAACAGATCATGTGGCGGCGGTGGTGTATGGCTAATAACTGCAACAACGATACGAATAAATTTCGGCAGGAATATCCATCAACACCAGAGGAAGCATTTATAGCCACTGGGGAGAGTGTCTTTGATACGGAGGCAATCAGTAAACGGCTGTATTATCTGCTGGAAAATTCGTCAGTGGTAAAGCGTGGCTGTTTTAATTACGAAAAGACCGTGAAGGACAGCCAGGCGGGACCGTTTATCCTGCTGAAAAACAGAGAATTTGTTGAAAAAGAAAATGGGGAAATCGAGATATACAAGGAGCCGGAGGACGGCGTGCCTTATGTTATTGGTGGAGACACTGCCGGGGACGGTTCCGACCGGTTTACCCTGCATGTGCTGGACAACCGCACCGGGGAACAGGTCGCAAGGCTTATGAGGACTTATGACGAGGACGAGTACACAGAGCAGGCCTACTGCTTGGGTATGTACTATAATACGGCATTGATTGCCATTGAAACCAATTTTTCTACGCATCCGAACAAAGTATTGGAGTGGCTGCGGTATCCCCGTATCTACGAAAGGGAAGTACCTGACAATTACACAGGAGCCATGCAGAAAACATACGGTTTCCGCACGACAACGGTTACACGTCCGCTGATTGTGGCGGGACTGGTGACATATTTTCGGGATTTTCTCCATTATGTGCATGATGTGGAAACGCTGCGGGAGGCGCTGACCTTTATTCGTAACGAAAAAGGAAAGGCGGAGGCGGAACAGGGCGCCCATGATGACTTACTCATGGGGTTAGGTATTGCCCTGCAAAGCCGGACACAGCACCGGATGGAGGCAGAAAGAACGCCCAAGAAGAAAGTTAAATGGACTGCGGACATGTGGGAGGACTACCGGAACGCAGATACGAAAACAAAGGCGTATTTGCGGGAAAGATGGGGAGAGCCTACACGATAAGGGGGTGAGGATATGCGTTTTGTTATGCCAATCACGGACAAGAGAGCCGTTACGGATATAGCCGAGTATTTGTACGAGAAAAACGAGAGGGATTACGTTCTTTTTATGACTGGCATTTACCTGGGGCGGCGCATTTCTGACCTTTTGGAGTACCGTGTGCGGGATTTACGGGGAAAGGACTATGTGGAAATACCGGAGAAAAAGACCGGGGACACCATACGCCTGACCATCAACCCACATTTGCAGAAGATTTTTAAACATTTTTTCCAAGGCAAAAAAGACTATGAATATGTATTCCGCCGGAGCAGAGGAAAGGAAAACCGCCCTATCAGCAGGGTGAGGGCTTGGCAAATACTGAACGAGGCGGCGGAGGCTGTCAGCTATAATGACCATGTGAGCTGTCACACCATGCGAAAGACCTTTGCATACTGGCTATACAAGGACAGTGGCGGGGACATATCCATGGTACAGGATATTCTGGGGCATGAGGACCCCAGTATCACAAGGAGATATATTGGTATTGACCAGCAAAGGAAGGATGCAGCCATAAACGGGCTGCATTTTTAATGGAAATTTGACGGAAAGGAGGAAAAGACCATGGAAAAAGGACAGCAAAACCGGCTGAAAAAGTGGCAAGACCGGATGCAGCGGAACCTTACCGCATATCAGCCGATTTTGGACGAAATGGACAACATGAACACCTTATACATGGGGAGCCGTGCCATCCGTCCAAAGGTGGGGACGGTGGTAAATGGTCCAGTAGAGGCGGCGTCCATGGTACGAAACATCGTGGCTGAATTGGTGGAAGCACAGGTGGACAGCTCCATACCCATGCCAAAGGTAACAGCCAGAAATGAGGCGGATGAACCACTGGCAACGACCATTGAGGACTTTCTGCGGAACGAAACAGACCGTTTACCATTTGAAAAAATGAACGATCTGGACGAGCGTACCACACCCGTACAGGGCGGGGATTTCTATTTAGTTGAATGGGACGCCGACAGGCATACACAGACCACCATGGGTGAGTTGTCTGTGACGCTGCTGCATCCAAAACAGGTGATCCCGCAGGCAGGCGTCAATGAGATTGAGGACATGGACTATATTTTCATCAGAATGGCAATGACGAAAGACCATGTCAAGGAACAGTATGGCATTGACGTTTCCACCGAAGGGGAAGAAAGCCCCGAGAGCCGCGGCGGCACCACCACTGCGGATGACGTTGTAACGGTTAATTTTGCATACTTCCGAAACAAAAAGGGCGGTATCGGCCGGTATGTATGGGTCAATGATGTGGAATTGGAATATCTGGAAGATTATCAGGCGCGAATGCTCACAAGATGCTCCAAGTGTGGGGAGGTCATGGAAGGCGATACTTGCGAATACTGCGGAAGCAAGAAGTATGAGAGAAAAGCAGAGGACACATTTGCACTCTTTGAGGACATTGAACGCAGTGACGGAAGTATCATTCCTGCATATACCACAGAATACCAGCTGCCCATGGAGGGGATGCAGGAAATCATCATTGATCCCTTTACGGGAGAGGCAATGGAGGCGATCCCCGAAGAAGTTTCCGTACAGACGAAGATTCCATACTACAAGCCGGACTGTTATCCCATTGTATTACGGCGCAATGTGTCCAGCTGGGGGAAGGTCTTGGGTGATTCTGACGTGTCTAAAATCCAAGACCAGCAAAACGCTATCAAAAAATGTGATACCAGAGTACAGGAAAAGCTGGATAAAGGCGGCAGTATTTTGATTAAAAGCGAAAGTACCAAGCTGGAACAGTCAGACAGACAGTTGAAGGTTGTCAACGTGGAAAAACCGTCAGAGGCAAATATGGTGCGGGTGGTCAATCTGCAGGTAGATACCAGCGGAGATATGGCAGTGGCGGAACAGAGCTACCAGGCGGCGCAAAGGCTGTTAGGTATCACAGATTCTTACATGGGCAGACAGGACAGGACGGCCACCAGTGGTACGGCAAAACAGATCGCCGTTGCCCAGTCTGCCGGAAGATTGGAAAGCAAACGCATTATGAAAAATTCTATGTTTGCCGATTTATACCAGGTCATGTTTAAATTCCTGCTTGCCTACACAGACGAGCAGCGGACAGTGCGGCATGATAAGCTGGACGGTACCACAGAGTACAGCACATTCAACAAATATGATTTTCTGGCGCAAGATGACGCCGGGGAATGGTACTGGAAAGACGATTTTCTTTTCAGCGTTGACACGTCCTCGGCTCTGGCGTCCAACAGGGAAGCAATGTGGCAGGAAACACGCCAGAATTTCCAGAACGGTACATTCGGTGATCCTGCGAATATACAAACCTTGCTGCTTTTCTGGTCTATGATGGCAAAACTGCATTATCCCATGGCAGAAGAAACCAAGAAACAGCTGGAAGAAATGCAGGAACAGCAGATGCGTCAGCAAATGGAAATGCAGCAAGCCATGATGCAGCAGCAAATGAACCCTGCGGGAATGGCTCCACAGCCGATGGAACAGCCCATGGGAGGTGTGACAGATGAAATGTAACGCATGTGGCGTAGATGCCTATATCGACAGTACAGAAGTAGTATTTGAGGGGGATGAAAGCCCCGATACTGAAACCAAAGCATATTATAACCAGCATTTTGTGTGCAGAAATCCTGCCTGTCCAAACAACGGCAAGGAAATTGGCACACTGTTAATACCTATCAAGTAAGGACAGACCGGAAGGGATGTCCTTTTTTCGTGGAAGGAGGTGAGAGGCATGAAACGTAGCGCAAGTGCAAATCTGAACATTGGTCATCATGGGGCGCAGGAAGTGAAGGCTATCAAAGCCAACACAGGCGGCAAAAAGCCCCAGAAACAGACAGGTACAGACCTGAGAAGTGGCAAGTAAGGAGGAAAACAGCATGGACATGGAACTGGACAACATGGGGACACAGGAACCCCAGGAAACCCATGACGATGGGGAATTTGATGAAATGTTAAAAGACCTTTGGGGCGACGATTACACCACAGAGGACGACGAGGGCGCCGACCCTGCACCCCGAAGAGAAACGGGGACGCCGGAGGCGGCCTTGCTAAACAAAATGGCTTTCCCCTCGCCCCGCAGCGGAACG